ACATAATCAGAATTGGTAAGTTGACTTGAGTAGTGTAAAGCATCTCTAATATCTTTTTCAATCAGACCCCATACATTATCAAGTTCTTTGATAGGTATTCTAACTAATTCCATAAATACACTAATAAAATAGCATTGTTAAGCACTTTTTTCATCAAATATCTCTAAGTAGCTTATCATGCCCTCTATTTTATTAGCTGTGGCTACTTGTATTTTAACTATATCCCCACTCTCTAAAACTAAAGGTGCGACTACACCATTGTCTGTAGTATCAGCAGCTAGATCCTTATGATAAATTTTATATGTAGCACTAGCTGAAGAATCAGTTACAGATATTTCTGTTTGTATTGCTGAAGCATCATCATTGTTAAGTTGTATGCTTTTTATGATAGCAGTTCTATCTGTAGGAACTGTATAAACATTTGTTAAGTTTGTTGTGGTTAAATTAAACCCTGCGTTTTTATATACATTAGCCATTATCTTGAAGTAGATTCATGTAAATTTTTTAATACTGAAAACAAAGTTGGTTCATTTTTTACCATTTGTTTACATGACTCTTTTCTTTTGTTTAAGTCTTTTATACAAGATTGAAACTCTTTTTCAAGCAATTTATCTGTATAACGACCATCTTTAATTAAAGAAACTTTATCTGTAGGACTCCAATGCATACCTGCAGCTATACTATGAAGTCCACCTATACTATTAAATTTATAATTATATGTTCTTTGCCATACAGCATTCATAAAACCACCAACATTAAAAGGTTGCAGATTTATTAATTTATCTTCCCAACATTTATTAAAGCAATTTTTCCAATATTGTGTATCAGTTCTATGTGATAAAGCATAATGCAATCCTACAAATTCAGCAAACTCTCTAAACATATGTTTACATTGAAAGTTAAAATTATCTTTATCCCATTGAGATACTTTTTCTCTTTGTAAGTTCTTAACTAATTTAATTAAAAATTCATGAACTGTAAATAAACCATTACTTTCTAGTGGTTCTATAAATCCTGCTGATAATCCAATAGCAACTACATTCTTTACCCAAAGTCTATTGTGAATACCCACTCTCATTTTTATATTTTTAAATTCTAAATCCTCTTGACCTAAATGTTTTTTAAATTCTTTTAATGCTATTTTATCATCTACAAACTTACTAGAATAAACATAGCCAGTACCAACTCTTGACCATAAAGGTATATTCCATACCCAACCATTTTCAATAGCAGTGCAATTGGTATAAGAAACCAATTCTTTGATTTTGTTTTTATATTGTATTTTTGTAGCCCAAGCAGAATCATTAGGTAAAATATCTGAATAAGATTCAAAAGGTTCTTTTAAACTCTTATCTAATAATAAAGATTTAAAACCAGTACAATCAATATACAAATCAGCAGTGTATTTATTATTTAAAGATTTTATACCATCTTCATTTTGTTCAATAGAAACTATATCATCAATGATATGATTTACTTTTTTACAATAATTATTCTTTAACCATAAACCAAACTTAGTAGCATCAAAATGATATGCTCTTGTTACATGATCATAATTAAATTTATTGTCATGAACATATGCCATTTGTAAAGGATATGTGCAATCAGCATAATCTGAATATGGGGTCTGAGGGTATAACATTTTTTTAAACCACCAATCATTTGTTCCTGCTCTAGTTTCTTCTGTAACTGGTTGTCCAAAAGGATAATGAAAAGCCTCACCTTTTTTATAAAAATCTGTAAATTTAATACTCAGTTTATAACTGCCATCAACATCTTTTATAAAATCTTCATCATTAATTTTAAGCAATCTCATCCAATCAGTAATTTGTGCAAGAGTGCTTTCACCTACACCTACAGTAGATATATTTTTAGATTCTATTAATGATATTTTATAGTTAGGAAATTGTGATTGTAATGTAGCTGCTGTCATCCAACCAGCACTACCACCTCCTACAATTAATACTTTCATTTTAGAATTATTCATCTTTAATGTTAAGTATAATTAAAGTTTATGTTAATTCTAGCTTGTTTGTCCGTACAAGTTGTACTGTTATGATCAATACTTGGATCAAACAACAAAGCTTGGTTTGCTATTGAAGGTACTTTAGTATCACCTAATACAGTAAATCCATTACAAGTATTTAAGGAATATATGCACCCTTTGTGTTTATAGTCATAATCTTTATGTGGATTATGATTAAGTAATTTTTCTGTTCTTGGATATAAATTTAACTTTATTCTAATTAATCCTTTTATACTTAGTTTTGTAAGTATTGGTGTAAGCAAAACAAATAAATCACTGTTTGGTTGATGATTCTCATATATCGTATGAGTAAAATAAAAATCTTTATCTATTTCTTCTTCGCTTGCTACATAAGGTCTAAAATAAAAAGGTATCTTATTAAAATCTGTAAGCTCTTTTTCTAAAACATTAAATGCTTCTTCTTCTAAAAAATTTTTAATAACTTCCATTAAATATAGTTTATGTTCAATACATATCTAAAATTAGTATCTGTATGTGATGTTGCAGTATGTTCTAAACTATTTGGAAAAGTTACTACACTATTTTCAATACAATCTACTTTAACTATTTCATTATCTTTTTTAATCCAAGTCTGACCATTAGTTGTGTTTAAATAAAGAATAGCTATCTTCAATTCATCTATTGGTATTTTTTTATCATTAACTGTTTTAGATAAATCTAAATGATAACCACCAATAATTCTGTTTGTAGGTTCTTTTATAGTTAAATTTATTTTAGCTCTAACAAGAACTTGCACATCTAATGCTTCAAATACTGGTTGAAAGTGATGATATGTATCACTAATAACACCTTTATTATTTTCGTAAATTATATGTGAAAAATGGAAATCTTCTTTATTAGTAGTTAAAGAGTCTGATTTATAAAGAGGAAAGTTTGGGTTCTCAACTAAATTAACAATATTTAAGAGAGGCCCTTGTTGTAAAAATTCTTTTTGTATTTTTATCATTAAAGAACTTGTTTAACTGTTACCACTCCATTTCCACCATAGCCACCTCTGCCTGAGTTACCATCATTGACAGCATTGTTAGCTTGACCACCATCTGCTGTTACTGTTCCGTTATTTGTATAAGTACCTCTGTGTGCGATAATAATTCTACCACCACCACCTGAGCCACCACCTGATGAATAAACACCACCATAAGATGCTGACGTTGAAGTAAGTACAGCTCCACCACCACCTTGTGCAGTGATTGTTCCGCCTGAATTTATAGTTAAGTTTCCTTTAACAATTAAAATTAATAATCCACCAAGACCTCCAGCAGTTGTAGGTGAACCACCACTATAACCACCATTGTATCTGTTTGATCCTCCTGGATTTCCAGCGCCACCACCTGACCAGTTGTTATGACCACCTGAAGTAGCATTACCTCCAGCTCCTCCGTTAGAGCCACCTGTACCACCATTACCAGTCTGTGCGCCTCCACCACCTGAACCTCCAGTAAAAACATTTCCAGCAGACCCAGCTCCACCAGTTCTTCCATGAAAACCAGCTCCGCCTCCACCGCCACCAGTTCCGTTAGTTGCAGTGCTTCCGTTATTTCCTTGACCACCTCCAGTGCTGCCTCCTCCTGAGCCACCACTTAAAGCAACAGTAAGAATATCACCATTACTTGATATAGTTTTAAAGTTTGAGACAACAGTTCTAGCAGTAGTTCCAAAACCATTCATTAAAGTATTAGCAGCAGTTAAACTATCTGATCCTGCTGAAGTTAAAAAAGGTAATTGTAATCCACTTCCTGATACAGTATTACTATCATTAGCTCCTGATGAACTTGGATTAGCATTTGGGCCTCTTTCTTTCATAGATAAAGTTCCATCAATTGTGCAATCACCTTGACATAAAATCATTAAACCTCTGCATGGTTGATCTACAGTTACTGTATCACCAGCATCTATAGCCATAGATGTATATTGTTTAACGACCATATCGCCATCATATGATCCATTTTTATTAGGTACTGTAAAAGTTACGTTTGCCATTATTACTCCTTATGGTGTTGTGTCTAAAGCTCCATCAGAACCATCTCCATAGTAATTACCAAAAATAATCTGCATTGAAAAGGCTCTGTCTGCTGTTTTTGTATTTGCTGTTGCTCTTAATGTAAAATTGAAAGTTGTTGCTGAAGTTACTGTTGGTGCTGTTCCAGTAATTGCACCAGTACTTGAGTTTAAAGATAATCCACCTGGCAAAGCACCTGAAACTAAACTAAAAGCAATAGTATCACCATCAACGTCTGTTGCTGCAACAGTTGTACTAACTGAACTAGCACTATCAAAATCACCTAAACTTCCTGCTGATGTTGTCCAAGCTACACCAGTATCTACGTTAATTTGTGCTGTTAAAATACCTGATAAACCTGATCCGTTTGTTACCTTAATATCGTATGGTTCTTGTGCATTTAAAAAAGAACTTCTAGCAGTTACTGTTGTAATTTGTGTAGCACTGTTTCTAGTTACTGTACTTGGTGTAATATCTGTTCCTGATTGTCCAAGAAATAAAACTGTTGCACTAGCATCAAAATTACTACCAGTAATTACAATTGTTTGATTACCACCTGCCTGACTATCTATTTCAGTTACATCAACTGATGTTACTTCAGGAGGTGATGATACACTTAAAAATTGATTACCATTATAATATTCTGTTAAATTAGTTGTAGTATTGTATCTAATCTGACCCTCAGTAGATCCTCTTTGTCCAGTAGTTCCTGCTGCAATTTTAGTTCCTTCAGTACCAGTGTCATTTATATTTTCAAAAGATACATTAACATCAGTACTAGCTATTTTACCACCACTAACTGCTCCTGCTATATCTGCAAAATCTCTTGCTTTAGTCATTATTATTCTCCACTTGGTTTAGTTGGAAACACTACTGCATTTACTTCTTCAACAGTTGTTAATCCATTTGTTATATCTCTTAAATCTTTTCTATAATTTGTCATAGCTTCTGACATAGTAACATCAGATAAAGCATAATAATCAGTTTCTTTTAATAGTCTATCTCTTTTATTTCTTAAATTAATCATAGCTCTATCATAAGCACCAGCTTCCCAAGCTGCTTCTTCAGCATCTCTAGCTGCTTCTTCTTCTGCTGTGAGTTGAACTCTCTCACCATTTAACATTTTATATCTTGCCATGTGTTACTCCTATGTTATTCCGTAAATTTTAAATACACCTGATGCAATATTACCTGATGTCATAACAAATTTAAATGCATTAAGTGCATTAGTTTTTTTGTAAGTAAAACTTAATAGAAAGTGAGCAAAAGTTTGATTACCTAAAGTAAATGTAACATGACCCTGAGATTGTTTAAAATTATCAGTTCCTAAAGGATTAAAAAGAGTTAAATGTCCTGATGTACTTTCACCTGTATCACTCCCTAAATTTAATGGGGTAACTTCAAATTGTGTTCCACTATCATTTGAATTTGAACTAATAGTATTAGTATCTGAAGCTAAACCAAAACTTGCTCTTTGATGGTCACTATCTGTTTTATAGCTTGAACCATTATCGTCTGAAACTTTAAAATCTAATCTTGCATCACTTGCTGAATGAACATTTGACCAAGTAATGTAATAATCTCTGTAAGTTGATGTTATATAAGTATTGTCAAATTCAATACTTGATGAATTACTTGCAGTAACTGTATGTAATAAAGTTTTTTGACCACCACCAGCATCAGCAAAAGATAATTGTCCTACTGCTGTTGCACCTGAACCAGTTATTGAATCTACTTTTAAAAATTTACCAGCAGTTACATTTGTTGATGGAAAAGTTAAAGTGTAACTTTGAGCAGATGAGTGGGGTGGAGATTTCAGACGTATACCATGACTGTTAACATGACAATTTAATTGTATGTAACCAGCATTACTTGATCCATCACCTTTAGCAGTTAATCCACCATAAGCTGCACTAATCACTCCATCATTAATTGTTGGAGCAGTTAAAGTTTTATTAGTTAAAGTTTGTGTAGCTGTATTTTGTGTAACATCTGAACTTAGTCTAGCATTAGGTAAAGTACCTGTTGTTAAAGAACTAGCATCAACAGCGCTAGATGGAAGTCTAGCAGCATTTAAGGTTCCACTTGTAATATTTGCAGCACTAATTGCAGCTACGTTAAATGTACCAAATCCAACAATGTCTACGATGTCGTTTGCTGCTGCACCTGAAGCTAATACAACAGATGTACCTGAAGTAACAGTTACGTCTGTACCATTAACTAGCTTAATACCATTTAAATATACATCAACGAAACTAGCATCGTAAGCAAGCGTATTTCCGTTATCATCTGATCCTGTAAATGTAGTTTGTGCTGCTGAAGCAGTATATGTAAATCTAGCTGAAGTTCCATTTACTGTAGAACCTGCTGCTGCCCAACCACTTGATTTGTAAACTTTTAATTCATTAGCTGTCGTATCAAAATAAAGGTCACCCACATCCAACGAACTAGTCGGAGCCGATGATTCTACTCTGTATCTTTCACCAAAGCTATTTACACCAGCTATGTTTGCTGCTGTAGTATTAACATTAGTAATATTTGTAGATACTGTATTTACATTGGATATTGACCCACCAACATTATTAATATTTGTTATTCCACCAGCTACAGTTCCTATATTATTTGATCCACCTAAATCAGAAGCAACAGTATTTACGTTGGCAATACTGCCACCTACATTATTTACGTTGCTGATAGACCCAGCTACTGTACCAATATCTGTTGCATCACCTGCTACTGCAGTAATATTAGAATCATTATTTGCAACTGTTGTAATATTAGATGATATACCAGCAACTGTTGTTACTTCTGTTGCTTTAGGAACTAATCTATGAAAATTATAAGTATGTAATGTTGTTGTAGATTCAACTAAAATACCAAAACCAGCAGGTAAAGATGCGTTAGCACCACAATTATTTAAGGTTACTGTAGAATTTCCAACTGTACCATTTGCAATTGTTACAACACCTGATCCATTTGCAGTGTGTGAACTTGCAAGTGTTTGAACACTAACAATCGTACCAACACCATTATTTACATCAGGGTTTGCATTTGGAAAACTTGTTTCATTAGCTATTGGAACAAAGCCACCTACATCATCAACTAAGTCTATAACTCTAGCATCAATAGCTGCTGTTGTTGCAATAAAATCATCTGAAGCTGACCAAGATTGACCTGAGTTTATTAATTCAGAAGTATCTTTATTTAAAAATCTAGTATCGGAAGCAGAAGTTGTATAGAAAGTATTATCATCTGGTGTATGACTTGCTTGTTCTGAACTTATAACAATCGCTGCGTCTGCTATCTTAGCTATTGTAACAGCATCATCTGCTATTTTAGCTGTAGTTACTGAATCACTTGCAAGTTTTGCTGCTGTTACATTTGCATCTGTAATTTTAGCAGTTGTTATTGCATCGTCTGCAATTTTAGCAGTTGTTACAGCATCATCTGCAATTTTTGCATTTGTAACAGAATCAGCTCCAAGTTTTGCTGTAGTTACAGCACCATCATTTATTTTGGCAGTAGTTATTCCACTATCTGCTATTTTTACAGTTGATACATTTCCATCTGCTATTTTAGTTGTAGTAACTGCACCAGCATTAATCTTTGCTTCAGTAACTGCATTACTATTAATTTTAGCAGCTTCTACTGAACTACTTGCTAGTTTAGCAGCAGTAACAGAACCATCAGCAAATTTAGCAGCACTAACTGCATTATCTTTTAAATTAGCTGTATCAATAACATTTTCAGGTATAGAATCATTTGTTTTAGATAATGCACCAATATAAACATTTGTTATAGCTTCGTTAGATAATGAACCACTATCCCATGTTACATTTACAGTTGTATTAGAAGAAAAAGATGAACTAGATATTGTTCCAAAAATAGTACCAGGTGATGATGCAGTTAATTTTATTCTTCTACCTGCATGATAAATTGAAGTTACATCTGAACCATTTATTGTAAAAGATGTAGCTGAAGCATAAGCAGCAGTATAAGCACCACTACCATCACCATACTCAATCCATTGTGCATCATTAAACCAATCTCTAGTGTTCTTCATCAATGCTCTAATGGCATTGTTAAGATTTGAGGGTAGCATTCCCTCACCAACATTAATGGTATTTAATGATGTGTTTGATGATTGAGTTGTTGAATAATCTTTTATATTACTTGTCATTTAATCTCCTAAAAACCAAGAATATGCTTTATTGTTCTCTTTGTTTTTTTCATTAATTAAAGTGTTGATAGCTTCTTCAATTTGTCTTTGAAAAAACTCTTGTGTTTCGAAACTATATCTTACGTTATCTATATCAGTTTTATCCGTCATCTTAAACCAATTTTTGTAGCAATTATATCCACTCCTTGAGCATGAGTCCAATTCACACCACTTGGAGTTACTACTTTAATTTTGAAATATCTCCCAGATTCTCTTACAGGATTATCTCCACTATCGTTCATTGTTGATACAGAAGATTCTGTATCTGAATCAGCTAGTCTTTCTTTGCTTTTTATAGTTACAGAAGCAGAAGCATCAACAATAGGTCTGACATTGGTTATACTACTTCTATGTCCTGTAAACAACTCTAATTGTCTAGTTTCTATTGTTCCTTGATTTTGATTACCTGAAAATATGGCAGCTTTAAAATCACTGTCTATAGCTCCAAGAAGTAATTGTCCTCCAGACCAAAAGTCAGTATCTAAAGCTATGTTAATATTTTCTAAGTTTTCAGATAATAAGTCCATCAATTCTACTGTGTAAGCACCTACGAACTGTGAAAATATTGTGCTAGCACTAGCATCAGCAGTTGACCATTTTTGTGTAGCATAATTATAAATTAATATTTTATCACATATACCAGTTGTGTTTGCTGAATTAGAAGCTGAAGGATATAACCATAAAGCTAATTGATTAAATGGATCAACAGCAGCACATATTCTATCAGAAAATGCTTTGTTTAAATCTACATCAAAAAATCTATTAACTTTCTCAGCGCCTATTGCAACTACGTTATCACCATTAATTTCAAAGAAACCATCATCAGCATAAAAGAATACTCTCCTATTATCTTGACAAACTGTTCTACCATAAACAGCACCTCTGTTTGGAGATATAACTGACAATCTAAATACTGTTGCACCACCCACATAGTCCATACGAATGATTTGATTTTGTCTAAATACATAACCAATCTCACCTGAAGTTATATGTACAATCTCTCCACCTGAACCTGGTAAGTCTTGTTGATCAGCTTGTTTAGTTCCTGATTGCCAAGTACCAATATCATTAATACCTGACCATTGTATTCTATTTTGATTTGAAGGTTGATTACCTGTAACTAAAAAATCCCTTACAACACCTGACACTCTAAATGTAGGAACAGTTCCTGACGTTGCTATTGATGAAAGATTAGCAAAGTTAGTTGATGTTCCCATCAAATAATATTGAGGTGCATCAACACCATTACTTGCCACAATATGATTTCCAAATTGTGTAAAAGTAAAATAATCTGAATTAGTACCTGTTAATGATCCCTTTCTTGAAGTAAATGTTCCTCCATCTAATTGATAGATGTCTGTGTTTTTAGCAACAAAATTAAATACAGCTCCAGCATTATTTCTAAATGAACCAGCACCTCTACTATCAGCACCAATGTTGTTTGAACTATAATTAACTAAAGCTGGAAATCTTTTGTAAGAATTTTGTGCATAGTAAACATTGTTCGCTGTTATTGCACCTGGATTTAGATATTCAGGTTGATCAGGTAGCCATTCTCCAAAAGGTATTTGCATTCAAAGTCCTAAGTATTGTTGTTAAAAGAAACTCTAGCATAATCATTAAATGGTGCTGCAACTGTAACATCTGATCTTTGTTGTAAAGGTGCGTTACCATATTGATCTTCTCTATCGTTTCTTTCAAGTCTTTCTAAAGCTGTAGCATACATTTGTTGCCATTGTTGAATAAGTCTTGGTTCTACACCACCTAAAAAGTTAGCAGAATGATAAAGAGAACCATATAAATAAATAGCAGGATGACTTGCTAGAATAAAATTTGATGTATTACTATCTGATAAAGGGTCAAACTCTTTATAAAAATTTAAAGTTGCTGTGTATGTACTAGCAGGTTTCGGTGCAAATCTAAAATTTTCACCAATAATTGTGTAAGTTGATGGTTGACCGGTAACACTTGATCCTCTGATTTGATCCATTTGTGCCGGTGTAATATATTGTAAAGAATGCTTACTACCACCATCTGTAATAAAGAAATCTCTTACTTGTAAAAATCCTGTTGGTAAAGCTACTGTTTCTGCATTGATAGAAAAAGAACTATCTGTTGAAACCATTTGTCTAATTCTTAATTTAGAATTAAAATCTTTTTCTGCTAAAACAATAAAATCTTCTATTTCTGTAGTAAGGTCTGTTCTATTTAACCAATTTGCTATTGATGTTTTCAAAGCTGAATAACTATTTAATGCCATTATAAATTTCCTTCTGCTGTTTTGAAAAATCTAAATTCACTACTGTTTAGTTTTTTCTTTAATATTTTTTTTTGAACTTCTTTTGGTAGTCCAAACCAATTACTATCACCATTGTATTCTTTTGCCCATACAGATAATGCAATAGTTGGTATTGAAGCTACTCTTTTTAATTCTCTTGATTTTGAATAACCATCGTTATGATTATATAAAGTTTTATTATGTTGTAGATGTGGATTGATATTTACTTTTTCATTAATGATTATTTTATTTTCTATATCATCTTTTGAATATACAGTTTGTTTTAAACCTTCATTAACAATATCTTTCATCTACCTTGTCCTCTATATTTTTTTCTTCTTGGTATTCTTTTACTTATGTTCTTTGTATGCCTACCAGGTCTTTTTTTCCTAGTTCGCTTTACATAATTTGAAACACCAAAGAGAGGTCTTTTCTTAGCCACTAAGCACTCATTTCAGTAACTGAAACATTACCACTACCAATAGCAGCCATTTTTTCACCAGGTGAAACCTTAAATATCTCAGGTTGATCTGCTGGTAAAAATATATCATTCGCTGTTGCAGTTGGTGATACAGCAAAAACAATATGTAAATCTGCATCAGAAGCTACTCTTACATATTCAGTTTGTGTACCAAACTTAGCAGCAGTTGCAGCAGATGAACCAGATGGTGATACTTTTTGTGTTGTTCCAGGTCTTAATGCGTAATTAAAACTCATATTCTTCTCCTATTATTTTTGGGGGAACTTCCGCTAGGCATGAACCCCCAATTTATATTTATCTTCTTATAACAAATGTCACAAGTAATTTTTTAGCACCAGTAGAACCACCATCGGTGATCATTTCTATTGTGCCATCTTCTTCTACTCTGTTTGCAGCAGTTGGTGAAGCTGTATCAACAGTACCAGCAGCAGAGCCAGAGTGAGCTACAGTTATTCCACCGCCAGTTACAGCAGTACCGC